AAGGACTATCGTCCCCCGGCCGGCGGCGCGAGCCTGCGCGCAACCCCCGAAGCGCGCGGCCACCACGGCTCAGCGTCGCCGCTGGCCGCTCCCGTAGCGCCAAGCCTTGCTGCCGAACAGGCGCAGGGCGAAGTATCGGCCATGGGCGATCAGCTTGCCCAGGGAGAGGAATACGAAGCCGTCGAGGTGCTGATTCAGCAGCCGGATGCACTCGTCGCGGTAGAGCGCGTCCGCGCGCTGGCGCCACGTCGCCGGCAGGCTGAAGTGCCGCCCGAGGAAGTAGAGCCAGTCGTGGCGGTTGGCCGGGAGCGCCGCGTGCCGGTGCGACGCGGACATGATGCCAATGCGCACCCCGCAGATCGTGTCGGTGCTCGAGCTCGAGCCGTCCGGCCCGTCCCACGCTTCGCGCAGCGCTTCGAGCCACTGACGCTGGGACGGCGGGGCCAGGAAGTCTTCGATCGTGTCCGGGCGGCGCAGCATCACAGAAGCCCTCCTAGGTAGCCAAACGCGGCGCCGAGCGTGGCCCACAGGCCCGCCGAGCCCTCTCCGCCTTCGATCGTCTCGCACGTGATCTTCGCGTTGCCGAGCGCGACACCGCGCACTTCGCACGAGCCATCGGCGTGCCGCGTCGCCATTCCGGCTGCACAACCGGACAGAATCAGGCAGGTTGCGAGAACAGACAGGCGCTTCACGGCTTCCGCCCCGGCGACCCGTCCGCGTTCGCGGGCGGGATGACCTGCGGCGGCACGTAGACGTCGCGCGCCGGCACCAGCTCGAAGTGGACGAGATCGTTGAAAGTCTGGTCGGTGAAGTAGTTGTCGCCGTCCCAGTCACCACCCCAGCGGATCGTGATGCCCATGAGCAGCGCCATGCCCTTGACCAGCCCGGCGAAGTGGTAGAAGCGGGCGTAGTTCGCGAGCGCTTCGCGGTCGAGCGCGCCGCCCGACATGATCTTCGTGTTCCAGTTGACGCTTTTCAGATCCACGTCGTAGGGCGCTGCGTCGATCGCGTTCGACGGATAGGCGTTGTGATTCCCATTCGGAAACTTCAGCTTGCTGTTCCCCGCGGCGAACGCGCGGTTCTGAGCTTGCTCACCGCGGTGGCCTTCGATCGCGACGCAATCGTAGTCCAGCACGACGCGCTGGAAGAGACGCTGCAACAGAACGTGACACGTGGCGAGCTGCGCCTGTGAGGCGCGACCGAAGCGAGGCATGGGGATCTCCTCAGAGCAGGGTTACGATGAACGTGCGGTCGATCATCACGCGCGACGTCAGCGCCGTGTCCGACTTCAACCGCGACGAGACGGTCACGCGCGTGGAGAAGTCGCCGGTCGGCTGAGCCGCGTCGATCTTGATGTCGGCGCGCGGGTAGAACACCGACGTCCAGGTCGTGTTGGTTGGAGGTGGCGACGCGCTGTCCACGATGAACTGCTTGTACTGCGTGGTGCCGGACTTGTAGAACGTCACCACGTACTCGACGTCGGTGTCCTGACCGCCAGTCGGCGTTGCATCGCTCTGGTCCTGGATGAAGATGTAGTCCAGGACGCGGTGTGCCCAAGTCAGCGTCACGTCCGCGCCGCCCACGCTGGCCGTGTAGCGCGAGCCGTTGATCTGGAAGTTCCCGACCGGATACGGACGAACCGAACGACTCGCGAACGTCAGCGCGCGGGCGGTGGCCGTCGTGATATCCAGCTCGCGCGTCTCGGAGAGCGTCTTCGACTTGACGTTGATCGCCTGCGTGGCGGTGAACGATCGCTGATCCGAGGCGCCCGAGCCGCCGATGAAGAACCAAATCTTCGCGTCTGCGAGATGCGCAGCCGGCAGCGTGTCGAGCAGACCGCGGTGGACGTTGTCGATGAGATACTGCCCGCCACCCATGTCCGTGATCGACTCGAAGCCGATGATTTCGTCGCCGGCTGCCGTCGCGCCCTGAATCCACGCGAGCCCGCGGCCGAACTGCTCGATCTGCGAAGCCGTCGCGCCTTCTACGCTGTCGGGGAAGTCGACGGTGTCGATCAGGAATCCAGTTGTGTCGATGTCGAGCGTGTTCTCGGCATAGGCGGACACGAGCTGGCCGACCGGCGTGAAACCATCCGCGGAGCCAGCCTCGAGATAGCCAGTGCCGGTGCCATCATCCACGAAGGGCGTGAAGTTCACGAGGTTGCCAGTCGGATTCTGCGCCATATGGATGAAGCGCTCGCCGACCGGATTGTTCGGGATGGACTCCGTCAGCATGAACCACGACGGCGCATCGCGCACGATCTCGGTTGTGACCGGGACCGGGAGCAAGGAGGGCTCGACCCATCCCGACTCGGGCGAGTCGGCGAAGAGCGTCGTGCCGAGCGAGAAGAGATCCTCGACTGCCGAGATCACGACGCGCCCCTTGTCCACATCGCCGAGCTCGATCGACATGGCGCGCATGACCATGTCCGTGATTCCGTACTGCGCCCAAGAAAACTTGAAGGCGTCGCCCGGCTTCAGACTGGCAGCTTGGCGATTGCACGTGATCTGGGTCTTGGCGAGCGGGTAGCTGCTCTTTCGCAGTTCACGCGCTGCGAGGCGCGCGGCGTTGCCCGCATCCAGCACGCCGGGGTACTTGGTCTGCAAAGACACGTGTCGACCGTCCTGAATTGCGACGTTCGCGAGATCCTGTGCGCGGGCCGACGTTTCGAAGTAGTCCTTGTCCCGGTCGACGTACTGAACTTCCACGCTGTTCGCGGTGGTGTTCCAGGCGACTCGGGCATAGTTCTCGACGCCTGAGACATTGCTCTCATCGAACACCAGAAGATCGCCCAGCACGAAGTCCGCTCGGATCAGGCGAACGACCATCTTGCCTTCTTGGTCCACGTAGAGCAGGGCGTCCATCTGGCGCAGAAGCTCACTGATCGTCTTGCTCGCGCTGTCTCGCACGTCCAGCACGAAGGAGAAGCCATTCAGCTCGTCGAACATGGTCTCGCCAACGTCGATGAAACTCTGGAAGTCGATGTCAGCCGGGTCCATGGCGAGGCCGAAGGTCGTGCTCGTCAGGATCTCATACAGCACTTCCGCGGGGTTAGCATCGGCGCCGATGATGTGGTGCGATCCCGCCAGCGTGAGGTTGTTCGGGAATCGTTTGACTTCGAACCGCCACGGCTCGACGGTCGTGCTCTCTCCAACATCGCCGTTGAAGACGCAGTGCGCAATGTCAACGTAACCCGGCACAGCACCCACCCCGAGCTGGCTCTCGAGATATGGGTCCGGGATCTGGGTCGAGAAGCCGCCGTAGACCTGGAGCGGACCTTTGATGCCACCGCCCTTCGCGCGACCACCGAAGAATTCCTGATCGTCCAGATCAAGCGTCACACCATTGATCTCATCGGCCGACGGATCGACTGCGTCCACTGCGTCCGTCAGCCAATCCTTGCCGACGCGAATGCGCGTGAGCTCGTCGATCGGTCCATAGCACATTGCCATGCTGACGCCGAGCTTGTAGCGAATTGCGATGGTGCGGTGGTTGCGGTTGAAGTATCCGCCGTTGTAGCCCTCTTTGATCTGGTCTTTGCGAAGATGGCCGTACCAGAGGACGTTCGGGGCTTTCAGCAGCGCGGTTCCCCAGACGACAGGAATGGCGCGACCCTCTGTCGCCGTCGGGAATCGGAAGGAGCCGAGAGGTTCCGATCGGATACTCTCGAGCTTCGGGGGCGGATTCAGCAGAGTGCTGATCACCGACAACGACGCGGAGATGAGCGCCGTGATGATGATGGCCGACAGACCGAAATCCGCCGTGATGAACTGGGGGCTGTCCATGTCTTACTCGATTCCCTCGAAGGGATTGCGTGCCGGCACCCAGGGGAAGCCGCCGTAGTTCGTCATGTTGTTGAACTTCGTAATGCACGTGGCGGTAGTGTGATCACACCCCGCGTATGCCTTCACCAGCGAACCGACGCCAACTCCAGGAAACGCCAGAAGGATGCTGAAGCGCGCTTGGTCGGGGCCAAGGACGGTCTGCGCCAAGATCATGCGCCGCTCGAGCGATCCATGCACCACCATGCCGGAGCGGAAGTACGTGGCGCCAAGTGCGGACAGCCCTGTTCCGGTCACGTCGATGTAGTCAGCGCCGACGGCCTGCACTTCCAGATCGGTTTCAAAGTCAAACTCGTTCATCTTGCAACCACGATCGTACAAGATGTGCGAGCACAGACTGGAGAACGAACGGTAGGGGATCGCGTGATCCATCAGCTCGGAGACCGAGTGACAGGAAATCTTCGCGTAGTTGTTCTCGAAGCGAACGGACTTGATTTCGCCTGCAAAGAGGATGATCGCTTCCGGATCGGACAGATGCTTGCGATAGATCGTCACCGTCTCGCGGCTCGGCGGAACCGTGCGAACGTATCGCGGGTTGACCAGAGGGTCGGTCGCGGGAATCGTGATCTCGAACGGCTTGTTTTCGTACAGCGCGGTCAGCGACGGCTCGGGCCGGTCGATCGACGCGGGGGTGTACAGGATGCTGTTGTGCGTGATCTCCGTCGGCGACGTGGTGTAGGCGAACTGCGTTCCTGTCGATTGGAACAGGAACAGCTCGATGGGCTTGCCGCCCTCGACGGACTGGTCGACCGCTTCGTAGCTCAAATCAGCACTCCTCGGACCGGCACTTCGCACGTCGCCCGGCCCAGGCCGGTGTGGTCGATGCGCACGGTGTCCGTGTTCAGGCGACAGCGCACGAGGTACGAGATGCGCGCCACGTCAGCAATTTGGATCGTCGTACCCAGATTCGCGTCGATCGTGAGCTCGTCGATCACACCTGTGTCGGATGCGTTCGTGATCTCACGGTAGTACGTCGTGCCGTTCTTCAGCATGATCGCGATGTGCTTGACCGGCTCATCCAGGTCCAAGTAGCGCGGGTAGCCCGAGCGCTCGACCGAAAGGACCGTGTCCGCCGCAGCGATCGCTTCCGTCAACGTGAAGTCGATCCGATAGGTCGGCAACCAGAAGGACCGCTGCCGGCCTTTCAACGCATGGATCAGCAGCCGCAACGCCCACACTTCGGCAGCCGTCTCTGGCTCCCAGCGCTTCTTGAAGTCGAGCTTCGGGAACGACTTCCGAATCACCGAGAAGATGCCGACGTTGGTGTCCAGGAAGTCCGCGCTGCCGCCGAAGGGCTCTTCGCGCGTGTCGCTGCCGAGGAAGTTCGTATCAATGAACACGGGCATCGACTTGTACATCGTCAGCCCGGCGTCGCTTGAGAGATCCTTGTACTCGCTCGAACGCCAGCGCATCCCTAGCGTGTGATAGCCGCTGCCGGTGCGCGAAACCCTGGCCGTATCTTCGGCGAAGACGACCTGCATCGGGATGACCAGTGTGTCGATCGCCAAGTGCGCGAGAGTAGTCTCTCGGAGGATATCCAGCGAGAGGGGGTTGACCGCTGTGATCGCGACGACGTCGAAGTCGTCGTAGGCGTTCCAGAGGATCGCCGTACCGCCCACTCGAAAGTCGGCGATGGAGGTATTGACCGGAATCGAGAAGACGCCCGCACTGATGTCGGAGAGCAGCGGCTTCATGTCCGTCCACACGGGCACCGCGAAGCCGCGACCCATGTTTCCGTACAGCGCGTTGATCGCGTTCTGCCGCTCGACACCGTCGATCATCTGGTAGTTGTACTGGAAGACTTGCCGGGGGATGTCGCGCAGCGCGATCCGCTGTTCCGTCCCGTTGTAGGACTCCAGGATGTCCGTGAGCCAGATCAGCTCTTCGGAGATTGGGCGCTGCGGCTCGTAGGCGAACACGACGGCGCGATCGCCCGTGACCGTCAGCACCGGCATATCGTCGACGCCGAAGTCCCACGTGTAGGTCGCGGCGATGCGCGCCGGCCCATCTACGTCGACCGTCAGGGTGTAGGTCGTCTCGATGTAGGCTCCGACGTCGAGCGGTGGCGTCCCGAAGCCCCCCGTCAGAGCGATTCCCTCGGTGCCGGTTTCGACGATCTCCGCGAGATTCTTCGGGATGCTGTAGCCGTTCCAGACTTGGATCGTTTGGATCGTCTCACCGAGCACGAAGCCCAGTTCCAGGAGTTGTGGGATCACGTGGATCTGGTTGTACCAGTCGAGCTCGAAACCCTCGGCGTAGACACCAGCGCCCGGCGGGGCGAGCGGCGCGTAGGGGGCGGGAAGCGATCCGAAGATCGAATCTCGAGCCGGTTCTTGCGATTCGCAGTCCAAGCCGCCCGTCGGCCAAAAGAGATCCAGAGACAACTGATCGAAACTGATCGACGCGATCGGATTGGACCGATCGGCGAGATCGACGCCCAGCTCGGCCGGGTCTGTGTAGAAGCTCGCCATCAGACGAACTTTCGGAAGGCCAACCCGTGATAGGCGCTAGACGTGGTTGTGAAAAGTGTCATCGTGGTATCGAGCGCAGCAGTACCCTTGGCGCGTGGCGGGAAGATTTTCCACGTGTCACTGCCAATGATGATCTCGTCTCCTCCGGAATGCAATTCCATCGAAACGAGACGCACGTCCTGTACACGGCCCAGGTTCACGTTGCGACCTACCGCCGAAACCGTGAGATTCTTGCGCAAGAAAATCGGCGCGAGGATCGTACGCTGGGTCATGGGCATCAGCCCACCCAGCCAGAGTTGCTTCTCCGCATTGCGGTAGTTCGACGTCGAGGTATTCTGCATCGGCCCGAATTCTCGAGTCCAGTTCGGAGACGCAGCGCCAAGAACGCCATCGGTTCGGAACCACTGGGCGTGGACGGTCGACATGGCCGGACCGCCGGTAGCGCCAGCCGACGCGAACGGCGGGCGACTGGTGCCGACGGCGCCCGACCAAATCAGGCTAGTGCAGTAGCCGCCGCCCGTGTAGGTGCCGAACTTCTCGACCGTTCCGAAGTGCCAATGCGAGTAGATACCCGACGAAACCTCGACGACGCAATGGATGTAGCGCGGCGAGGCGTCGTTGCCAAACAAGTAGTACGCAGTGTGCGGGCCGGGGATTGCCTCGACCCGTCCGAACGTGTTGGCGGCGGCCGTAGTGTCCGGCGAACCAGGATGATCCTCGAACGCGGTGGCACCGCCCGCCGTATATCCGGTCGACGGCTGGAAGTGGATTCGATCGCTCGCGCCCACCGCGATTGCATGGACCCACAGATCGTCAGAGTTGAAGGAGACCTGTCCGCTCGGCGCATCGCCCCCGAGTCCGCCCGTGTGGACGGTCCAGCCACGAGCGGCTGCGAAGACCGCGATCTTCGCCAGGAGATCCTCTTCGGAAGTGCTGACGCCCGTTTCGTATGCCATCAGAGGATTCCTTTACGCCAACCGCAAAGCGCAGAAGTTTGCGCGATCCGTTCGGAAGATGTTTTGCACGAGCAGATGATCGACACCATCCACGACCGTGATCTCTTCGGCCGCTCCGCCGAAAAACCCGCCACCAAACACACCGTCGAGCGCGCCGAATGGCTCGACATTGTTGGGAGCGGACGCGGCGGTTCCATTCATGTAGAGAATGCACGGATACAGCACATACTCTCCCGCCACGGTCACTTCCACAGCGTCGATCCAAGCGCGAGCGGTCGATTCCGTATCGTAGGGCCAGACGTATGGGACGTTGTCCGAAGCTGCATCGTTGTCGATGGTATCCCACGTTCCGCCGACAAGACGCAAATTTCCCGCCTGCGGGTCGTAGAAGGCTGCGGTCGCGGTGACGGCACTGGTGTGCGCATGCGACGCGGCGTTGTCGCCCGCCACGTACATCGGGTAGGGGTACTCGCTCGGCAGGGAGTAGGGCAAAAAGAAGCCCGCGTACAGCGTATGGTAAGTCGTGCTGGCGCGCGACACTACGATGAAGCGCCGGCCGTTCCACACCAACCAGAACGAATCCGCTGTCGGATGGAATGCGGTGAACGTGTCGGGACTGACGCCCGGCTGTGTGGTCAGCGAATTGCCGGCCGCGTAGCCGGTCATGCCATACGTTTCCCACGTGTAGATCGTCGAAGCGGGGGTCTCCTGAACTCGCAAGCCGATGTAGACCGCGTCCGCGCCCGCGAGTCCCTGACCGTGCATGATCGTTTCCAGGTCGGCGGAGAATGGATCGTAACGGTCGATGATCCAGGAGTCGAAGCCGGCGCGCGTCTCGGAGATCAGCACACCCGCGTCGCCGGTCTCGGCGAGAACCGTGGTAGTGAACTTCAGCTCGAGCGCGCCGACGCGCGACACCACGAAGGTTGCGTTGTTCCCGCCGTCCACCGCGCCTGTGACTACTACACTCTGTCCGGCCAAGAAGCCGTCGGTCACGAAGGAGCCCGAGCTCCGGTTGACCGTGTTGGCCGTCTTGAAGTCGACGGTGAGCGAACCAGACGTGACGGTCTGGATGAACGTGACGCCTGCATCGCCTGTTTCGTCATCGGTGATGTCGCCGCCCGTGAATGTCAACACCAGCGCGCTGACGCCGGTCAGGGTCTTCGTGCCGTTGTTGCCCGCGTCGACCGCGCCTGCAATCACGACCGAACCGCCGACCTTGAAGCCATCCGTGATGAACGATCCGCTAGCGCGTGTTGCCGTCTCGGCCGCGTTGTCGAAGTCGACAGTCAGCGATCCGCTCGTGACCGTTTCGATGATCGTCACACCCGCGTCTGCTGCGGCCGTGGTGAGATCCTCGTTTACGGTGAGGACCAGAGCCGTGACCGCGGCCAGCGTGAACGTCGCGTTGTTCGCCGCGTCGGCCGCACCCGCTACGACCACGGTGTCGCCGACCTCGAACAGATCGGTGACGAAGGAGCCACTTCCGCGCGTGATCGTGCGACCGGGGATGAAGTCGACGGTGAGCGAACCGCTCGTGACGCCGACCGGGACCACGAAATTGTCCCCTGCGATGAACGCGACACCGCCCACGTTGATGCGGAATGTGAACCGACCGGCTGGGGTGTTCGACGTGTAGTTCGTCCCGGTGGTACCCGCGGCTTGCGCGCCCGAGATCGAGCCCGTGACCGAGAAGGCCGTCGCGCTCGTCATCGCGATCGTCCAGATTTCGGGCGGAGCGAGCGCCGCGGTGTCGACCGTGACGAGCACGCCGTTGCCTGTGCCCGTGTAGACCACGGTGCCGATCTGCGGTGCGCCCGTCAGGAAACGCCGGCAGTGGCGCCACAGACGGCGATGTGCCGTCTCGACGGTGTTGGCGGCGGGGCCGGTTCCATTCTTGTACATCGGGGATGTCCTTTTATCCGACCGAGTCGCGGATGCGGTTGCGGTTGCGCTGGATGACGTTCAGGATCGCTTCTTCGCCTTCGCGGGTATTCATGGCGCGCGGCACCGAGCTCGGATCGTCGACGTTCACGACGGTCACGTTCACGGGTTGCTGGGCCATCGCACCCGACGGCACGATCGTGCCAGTCGACGGCGGGGTGAACATCTCGGGTCCGCGCTCGCCGACCATGAACGTGCGACCGGGGCCAACCGGCCCGCCGGTCGCGCGTCCGCCCGCCACTCCACCGAGCGACGTCGCAATCGAAGCGACAATCCCGCCACCGGAACCGCCGGCCAGACTGTTCAGAGCCATGACCAGAAGCAGCTTCGCGACCACGCCGGCCAAGGACGAGATCACGTCCGACGCGAAGGCCCGGAAATCCAGCTTGCCCGTCTCCACAAAGGTCTTCACCGCGTCGCCCGCCGTCGAGAAGATGTCGGTGAAACCCTGCTGGATGATGGCGCCCTGCGTGCCGATGTCCTCGCCCATCTTCACCAGCGCGGCATTGAAGCCCCCGGACAGCGCGTCGAAGCCCCCGACCTCGGGACCGACATTCGCCTGTACATCCGTGACGATTTTCTTGGTGAACTCATTCGTCGCGTTCTCGGCCGCCTGCCGCACGAGCTCCGGATCGGCGCCCTTCTTCGCGGCCTCTCCGATCTCCTCGAGCTTCAGGCGGTAGTCCTCGAGCACGCGCACCGCGGGATCGACGCCGCCGATCAGGCCACGCAACGCGGCGTTGCTCTCGTTCACGCGCTGAGTGAAGGGGTCGATCTCCTGCGCCGCGAACTTGTACTCGAGCGCGACGTTCTCGATCGCCTTCGCCGCGCCACCCTGGATCTCGACGCCCGCGGCGACCGCAACCGCGATGGCCTTGACCTTCTCTTCGTAGACCCGCGCGGCCGCTGCGGCCGGGTTGAACGAATCGGTGATCTGATTGATCGTGTCAGTGATCCCGCGCAGCGCCGGGCTGAGCGTGTCGAGCGTGAGTGCCTGGAGGCGCAGCTCTTCCGTGAAGGCAGCCTCGACCTTGTTCGCGCGCTCCTGCGAGATGACCTTCAGGTTCAGCGCGTTGCGAATCGTCTCGAGCCCCTCCGCGCGCTGGTTCTCCAGAGCGATGATCGGGCTGAGCGAACTCTCGAGATCGCGGAACTGGTTCAATGCGGCGAGCTGATCCTTCTTCAGCTTCTCGGCCGCCTCGCTCTTCTTCACCGCCATGGCCGCGTCTTGGTCGGCGCGCTCGGCGGCGACCGCGGCCATGCGCGCCTGGAACTTCGACAGCTCCTCCGCTTCCTGGCGTGCTGCGCGCTGCGCGACGAGCTGATCCTTGAAAGTCGGCTCGGGAGCGAAGTTCCCGCCCGCCAGGGTTGGATTCTTCGTGAGATCCTGCGCCTGCTCGAACGCGGGTCGGGTCGTCTTGCTCGGCCCCTTCTCGAGCAGGCCGAAGAACACGAGCAGCTCGTCCGTGGTCGAGGTGATCCAATCGGACCAGTTCTTCCACACGACGGTCACGATGTCCGCGAGCGACGTCGTGATGCCCATGATCTCGAACTCGACATCGCGGACGCGAAAGAGCGCGAGCACAACCAGCGCAATCACAGCTAGAGCCGCAGTCCACGGGGTTGAGAATGCCGAAATGATGGACAGAGACTTCAGGGCCTTGGCGAGTGCGATCACGCTGGTGATCAGCTTCGGAATCAGCGACAAGGCAAGCAAGCCGATGATCAGTTTGATGTTCTCGAGCCACGACTGCAAGCGCGCCGGATCTGACGCGAGGTTCTTGATCGAGACCGCCAGATTGCTGATCACCTTCGTGAAGAAGGCGCCCGCTCCGGTCAAGTCGTTCAGCTTGCCGAACAGCAGCGTGACCGCAATGCTCATCTGAGTGAATGCCTGACCGAATGTCACGGCCGTCTTCGCGAAGAGAATGTCGATCGCGCCCGCGCTGTTTTCCAACGCGCGGATGATGACGTCGGTCGTGATCGCGCCGGTCTTGTTGGCGAGCGACCGAAGCTGTCCCGTCGCGACTCCAAGCTCCTTCGCGATCAACTGGGCGATGATCGGGGTCTGCTCGAGAACGGAATTCAGCTCTTGACCCGAGAGGCGGTTGGCCGCGATACCCTGGGCCAACTGCCGCAGAGCACCTTCCGCTTCACCAGCCGTCGTGCCGGAGACAGCGATCGCCTTCGTGACCGTCTCTGTGATTCGCAGAAGATCCCCAGAGCTCTTGCCCGTTCCCTGAAGGGACAGAGACAAGCGCTGGTACAACTCTGCGGTCGCGTCGAGCGGTGCGCGTGAGCGCAACGCGACGTCGAAGATTCCCTCGAAGCCTTTCTGTGCGTCCAGGTTCGAGCGCGCGAAAACCGCGGTGCGGTTGCGCAAGATCGTGTAGGTATCGGCCAGCTTCAGCAGCTCGCGTCCCGCGGCCAAGACGACACCGGCCCGCAGGACTCGATAGAGCTTGTCGATCGAGGTGGCCGACCGTGCTGCACCCCCGGCGATCTGGCTCAGGCCGCGTGCGGTCTGTGCCGAGCCTGTCATCGAAATGACGATGCGGATGTTCTGCGTCGCCATTACAAGGCACCCCCGCCACGGAGCAATCGAAACTGCACCGCGACTCGCACACCGACCGCCACGGCCTTCTCAATGAAACCGGCGGGAGCCTGACGACTCGAGCCCGCGTTGAGCAACGGCAGATAGTCCACGTCGTTCGTGACGTTCACTTCCGCGTCGCCTTTGACGCGTCCACGAATGGTTGCTGCCCCGTCGGCGATCGTCTCGACTTCCGACCGAATGGGCACCGTGCCACTACGCGGTGCGCCCACGCCGACCAGCCAGTTCGAGCGCGCGTTGCCCGTCTTCACGGGTGTGCCGAGCACCAGCGCGCCATGCACGCGCTCAGCCACTTCCTCGACGAGTCGGCCAGTGCGCTCTTCGAGCCCCTCGGCGAGACCCTTCAGGTTCGTCGCGAACGCGCGCATGGTGGTGGGCATCTATGTCCTCGACGCCTTCTTGGAGTTTTCGGCTTGCTTCCGCACGACGGTGAGGAATTCCTCATCGAGCGCACGGATGATGTAGACGAAGTCAGCGTAGTCGACCTCGTCGTCCGCGTAGCCGTACTGGTGCGCGTACTGATCCAGCGCCGGCCATGGAATCGGAAGGAGCGTACTGAATGCCGCCCCCCGCGAGGTGGAGAGCTCCCAGAAGTGGTAGAGCAACGGCTCGAGCTCTGGTGACACTTCGGGCGGCATGCAGGAGTCTGGAACCTCCTGACCCTCCTCCAGCGCAGCGCGCGCAATGGTCTGCGCGCGCTGGCCGAAGGTGAGCTGCCAAGTCAGGAGGGCTTTCAGTTTCCCGCGGCGGCCTTCCGCTTCGCCACGAGGAAGTTCCCGATCTTCTCGGACTCCTCGCGCACCTGGGTGAAGAACTCCGGAAGCTCGGTGAAGAGCTTGATGCAGTTCGTGACCGAGAAGTCGATCGTGAGACCGTTCTCGTCCATCACGCCTTCCCAGCCGAGCACGACGGCCTCGGCGAAGCACTCGATCAACACCTTCTTCGCGATCTCCTCTGGGAGAGCGTTGAAGGCGATCGCGCGCTTGTAGCGGTCGAGCTTCTGGCGGACGAGCGTCTCGTACTTCTTGTTCGCGCCGCCGCTGCGGGCGATCGTGACCTTGAAGTCGCCGAAGTCCAGGTCGATGCCGTTCTGCTCTGCGTCCGAGTCGGTTTTGAAAGCGTCGTAGATCGAAGACATGCGGGGATTCCTTTCAGGGGTTGGGGGAGACTACCTGGGAAGCAGGTCATCTGACCTGCTTCCCAGGTAGGTTGCGATCACTGGTAGCCGAAGAAGCGCTGGAGCTTCATCGTGTAGCCGAACGTGGCGTGCCGGAGCGCCTGGAAGTTCGGGCTGATGGTGACGTCCGCGTTCTTGCCGGACACTTCGGGCTGGCCCTCGCTGTACTTGATGCGCGGGCAGTCGGTCAGGAGCACGTGCGCACTGGAGTCCTCGAAGCGCGCATCGACCGACGTCTCGGTGTTGTTCACGACCTGCTCGGCGATCGTCTTGTCGTCGAAGTACGCTGCCAGCGACCCGGTGACGTTGAACTCGCCCGCACCCACGTCCGCCGCGCCGAGGAAGCCGATGGCGTTCTTCCGGCGCAGGTTGTTCGCGATGGTGAAGGAGAGCTCGGTCACGAGGTTCTTCGTGCCCGCGCCGATCAGCACGACGCCGCCACGCGCGATGCGCGCGACGTTCGAGCTGGTATTGAGCACCTGGAACACGGATGCGTCGATGTCCGTGGAGCCAGCGAAGCGGGTCTCCGTGAACTCGCTGTCCAGGCCGACGAACGTGAAGTTCGACTCCAGGATCGCCTGTGAGGCGCCCGTGATCACGACCTGATCGGGAATGAAGCCCGTGAGGTACTGGTACGTCACCGGACTGTGGTCGCTGAACGTGCGCTCGAGCGAGAAGCTCGAACGGGTCACGCCGTTGATCAGGCGGTCGCCCACGTAGAACTGGACGACCACACCCGTGCCGGGGTCCGTGGTCCAGCCGGTCGGAGCAGTTTCCCACACGACCGCGTTCGTAGCGACAGAGGCGATGCGGCCCCAGCCGATGTTGGCCGCCGGCCACGTGCCCCCAGTGCCCGTGATGCGGAGCCAGTCGCCGGAAGCGAGCTTCAGATTCGCGAAATCGAACAGCGTCGAGGTGAAGCCACTCGCCGTCGCGACGATGTCCGCCGACGCGGCCTGATAGCCGACGAGGTGGATCTGCGCGGTGGCCGGGGGCGTCTCGTTGACCCGGCCATCCACCGTGACGATCGAAGTCGCCGTGGTGCCGGCCGCGACCACGAAGTAGCCGTTGTTCGCGGCGTTCGTGAAGCCCTCGGCGCGGATGATCGAACCGACGCGCGCACAGACCGAAATGGTCACGCCCGTGTCCGCCGTCTCGTCCACCACGCCGTTCTCCAGCGTCAGCACGAGAGCCGTCACGGTCTTCACGAGGAACTGCGCGTTGTTGCCGCCGTCCACCGCACCGGAGATGATCACCGTGTCGCCGGCCTCGAAGCCGTCCGTCACGAACGAGCCCGTGGCGCGCGTTACCGTGTCGCCCGCTGCGGCGAAGTCCACCGTGATCGAGCCCGTGGTCACGCCGAGCGTGACCGTGTAGTCGTCGGTCGCTGCGGCCACGGCCGTCACCTGAGTGGCGCCGCGATCGTTGCGCTTCGCGTAGCGCGTCTGCCACGCCGAGAAGAACGCCGACTCGAGCAGCTCGTCATGCAGGCCGAACGCGAGCTCGCTGTTCGCCTCGCCGCCCGCCTCGCCGCCGACCAGGATCAGGTCGGACACCTGACGATCGTCGCGGAGCAGGTTGGACACGACCGTGGCCGGTGCGAGCCCCAGATTGGGCTGGCCCGTGCTCGCGATCTCGAAGAAGGCCGGGTTGCTGGGCGTGGTGCCGAAGGTCGTCTCGCGGACGGCGCGAAGGCCCACTCGGTTCGTATCGGACATGGTCGCGTACTCCTACTCAGGAAGTGGTGTTGGTGTCGTAGTCGAACTGTGCGGACACGTTGACCTGATGGTACAAGCGGTCCGACGGGTCGATGCCGAGCTCAGTTGCGCCGATGCTGCGGAGCCGAACGCCCTGCAAGTCCCCAGGACTCGCCGAGGTGAGAGCCTTGACGAGCGCATCCGCAATCACGTCAAGCCCTGCGGTCCCCGCACCAGACGGGGTGAACAACTGCACGAAGAGAATGCCGAACGCGCGATGTCGGCTCGAGCCGAGCGCGGCAATCTCTCCGTCGAAATGGCGAACAACCATGCGTCCGAACGGGGCCGGAGTCTCGGGGCGGTCGTCCTTGATGTTGTCGTAGAGCAGCGGAATGGACGTGACCGCGTCCCACGTGTCCTGCACGATCCCGCTCAACACGTCGCGAGCTTCCGCCATGGTGTTGACAGCCATCAGTTCACCAGCTCCAAGATCCACAGAGCCACGTCATTGCCGGGCTTCACGCTCGACACGCTCGCGATGCCCCATACCTTGTCGCCGTCGACGACCTTCATCGTCATGTCGGGCAGGGTGGTGACAGTGCCGGGAATCAGAACGCGCACGCGCTCCGTCTCGACCGGGGAGAGCACGAGGCGCGAGACCGCGCTCACGCGCGCCAGGAAGTCTGTCGCCTTCGGGTCCACGAAGACGCCCTTCGTCGCGACGTCGGTGGTCGCGGGCGTCACGCCGAGCCAGGGCTTCGCCACGTCGACTGGCGTGGAGCCGCTCTGGTAGCGCAGCGAGATGTCGCGCCCGTTCTTCGTGATCAGGCGCAGGGCGAGCGCCGCGAAGTCTGCCATCAGGCGTGGATCACGCGGCCGCCGGCCGAGATGACCAGCCCGCTCGCGGTGAGGCGGCGGTCGGCCGCCGGGTAGGGCTTCAGGAACGAGGGCGATCGCGTGTTCGAGTAGCGCGTTTCCTCTTCGAGCGGGCCGACCTTCTCGCGCTTGTAGATGATGTACTTGCCGTTGGGGTCGACTTCAGGGTCGGGCAGCAGCGACGCGCTAAGCGCGCGCATCGCATACTCCGCGACCGTCTGCTTCACGATCGTGGGGACGTTGTCTTCCTGCTCGAAGCCGTCCTTGTCGCACGCGCCCGCGCGAGGCCACTCGAGCGTCTGGTCTTCGTCATCGCGCGTGCCGACGAAGCGCCAGCGCGAGTCGATGTAGTCGGTGGCCTGGACGATCGCGGCGACCTTCTGGGGCTCATCCGCATTGGCCCAGGACACGTTGCCCCGGAGCTCGTGATAGCTGTCCGCGAACGCAATGGTGATGTACGCGTTCGCATCGGCCACGACGGTGCCGTCTTCGACGATCAGGTCGCTCGAGCTCAGGGGCATGGTGTCTCCAGATCAGGGCGTGAAGAGCGGCGGCACGGGCTTGCGCGCTCGCGGTCGCGGCGCTTCGCGCACGACGCGCGCCACGTCGATTCCCTGCTCCGTCAGGCGGGCCATCGCTTCGCGGTGGTTGCGCGATGTTGCGCGGTCGATCTCTCGAGCCTCGGCGTTGCGGACGTGCAGCGGAATCTCGACTTCGACCACGGCCGAATCGGCGATCAGCTTGTTCAGGTAGCGTGTCGCCTCGGTCAGCGTCGCCTGCGCGGCGTCGCGCGCCGCGGTGGCTTCGGCGATTCGCTGGGCGGGGGTCAGCTCGGGCTCGGGCTGGACCAGCTTCGGGGCCGGCGGAGCGGTCAGGATCACGACGTTGGTCGTCGCTGGTACGTTGGGCTCGACCACCGTCGGGGTCACAGGGTCGGACAGGAAGTCCAGGTTGTCGGGTGCGTCCATCATAGCTCTCCTCATGGAGTGTGCGCGCCGCATCATGCGACGGGCCGAGAGAAGGGGCGGGGAGATGGCTCCCCGCCCCAGTTGCTCAGGCGTTGGTCCGCAGGAGCGCGAGGCGGATCTTCTTGCGCGGGAACACGCGATCCCAGGACGTCGCCGCCCCGAGCTCGGTGTTCGTCGGGCTGTCGTCCGTCGGCGAACCGATGAACTTGAAGCCGCGCGGGTGGATCAGGGTCTCCACGCGGGAGGTCAGAACTTCCTGGCCTCCGCCCTTGCCGGCCAGAGCGTAGCGCGAAACCTCGGTCGGCACCTTGGCGTTGCCCTGACCGAGCGCGAACGATCCCGCACCGAAGAGGTACGTGATGTAGGTCGCGTTCGTGTCCGTCACGCCCACGAGCGCGTCGTCGACGATCACGCGGCGGCCCAGGTACAGGTTGACCGGCTTGCCCTCGCTGTCGGGGACGCTGTCGATCAGGTTGAGCTTCTCCGCGCGCCGGAAGACGACCGAGTGCATGGCGACGGCCGCGAGCTCCTGGCCCGCATCGCCCATGGTCTGCACCGTGTCCAGGAACGCCTCCGCCGAGAAGCGGTTCGCGTCACCCACGGCGCCCGCCGTGTGGATGTCGTTCACCATGTCGCCCGAGTCGTTCGCCACGTTGTCGGCGAACACGCCCTTGGCCGCGGCCAGGAGCGAGAGCTGGTACTGGCGGGTCCAGTATGCCGCCACGCGAGTCGCGATCGCGTTCATCGGATCGCTGCCGGCCAGATCGCCCGCGAGATCCGCGGCCGACCAGTGCTGGTTGCGACTCATCCGAATCGCGATCTCGCGACCCGTGGTGATCGCGAGCGGAACGGCGTCCGCGACCGAGAGCGTGCCCTCGAGCACGTCCGCGTTCGTGTCCTTCGACACGTTCGACTCGGTGTCCGCCAGATCGTTCCAGAAGGGCATGTTGAAGGTGATGCCACCGCCAACGAGCAGATCGTTGAAGCGCTGGTCCTGCACGAGAACTCCGCTCTGCACGAACGCACTCTTGGTGGCCGTGAGGAGCTGGGTGTAGGCGGTGAATTCCGAAGGAACGATCACCGCCGCGACATCGACGAGAGCCATTTCAGCTTTCTCCGTTGCGTGCCCCATCCTGGGGCGGGTTGTTGGAAGGCCGAATCACTCGGCTGCGTAGATCCGCGATGCCGCCAGGGCTGCGGTTACTTCGAGATGTCCTGCACGAAAATGTACTCGTCCTTCGCCAGCGTGGTGATCCGACCATCAGGGTCGATCATCTGGACGTCGTACCAGTACGTGTCGGGAACTTGGTTTGCGTTGCCGGTCGTAGGCTCGAACTCGACGACACCGTTGACCGCGTCGATGATGACACCCGCGATCTGAAAAACTTGCGTTGCCGTGTTGGCTGGATTCTTCTTCTCGTCGACCGTCAGCAGGAACGTGTAGCTGGTGATGTTGATGACAGTGCCGTCGACATCTTTGACCGTGAAGCGATCGGGCGCGGTGTCGCCGCGATAGCGCGTGATCTCGGCCATCAATTCTCCCTCGAAGGCACGATCAAGTCTTGAGACCGACCGTTGAAGATGAGCACGCGTCCACCGCCGGGCTTCGTCACATCCTGGATGCTGTTCGCGTGGATGATGCCAATGCGCCGAATCAGCTCGAGCAGACGCCCCACAGCAACCAAGCTGCTTTCGATGTCTCGCCGCAGGTCGAGTTGATCGCCTACCAACATCCGAATGTCGCGCCGGAGCTCCAGGTCGTCGCCGACCAGCGCGCGAATATCGCGCTGAAGCTCGAGGTCATCGCCGACCAACACGCGAAGGTCGCGCTGAAGCTCCAGCGTATCGCCGACCAACGCGCGAATGTCGCGCTGAAGCTCGAGCGTATCGCCGACTGCTGTTCGAGCGAGAAGATGAGCGGCTGCGGGAACGAGGGGTTGGAATGCCCAGCTCATGTCACGCTACCTGACGAATCGACCAGTTCACCGTGATGGTTCCCGCGAGCGCGTCGCACGTTACATCCCAGCCGTGAAGCAGAATCAGCGACGGGCTGACCCAGATGGGCTCAGACTGCGTGCCGGTGAGGACCGTCTCGTAGACGATGCGCTGCGTGTCGCCGCTGCGAACCTTCTCGTAAATCCGAATTTGAAGCTGATCGCCCGCGATCATGTCGCTGACGTCGATGAAGACTTGGTAGACGCCGTCCGCAGTCTGGGCATCCCCAGTGTCGTAACTGGTGTCGGTGGTAAGCGAGTGCTCTGTCGCGCCAACGGCTTCCGAGCCCGTGTATGGTTCTGCAATCGGCATCTCTTTACCCCCCGACTCCGACCGCCACCACGTTGTACCCAGTAGCCGGCGCACCGGAACACCGTGCGCGAATGAACAGCTCCACGCCCGCGGCGACCGGCGCATATCCAGACAAGAAGCCAGGAGACGGATTCATCGGCGTCCCGAGGGCTTCGGCGGTGGTGCAGGCCCCCATGATCTTCAAGATGGCGTGTTTGTTGGTCGCATCACCATACGCCAATTCGAAGTACGTGTTGTCCGCGATCAGCGCTGTGTTGGACACCTGCCATCCGATTACCCACCACCACAGTGCGCGGGTGATGGTCCCAAGCGATGTCCATGATCCGTCGGCTGCGTTGCCGGGAGTGACCGACACTCCCTGAGATCCGGAGATGGTTCCGACAGTCTCGGAAAATGTCCCTACCGGCATGGCTGCCGAGTAGTTCCGTCCGAAAGCCTTGATCGCTACGCGGATTGTTCCCGCCGTGGCGTTGCTACCTTGCACGCGAGCCGCGACCGCCGCCCCCGCCGGAATCCGCAAGGGGAAGTAGTATTCTTGGCCGCTGGGAGCCGCCGTCATCGCCACCGCATGTCCGCACACCAGATTCTCGATCAGCTTCTCGGTGTACGACGTGCCACCAGCGGGATCGTAGTACAGGTCGAGCAGATGGCTCTTGATCGCACCCGAAGATGCCCCAGCGAAGATTGTGAGAAAGAAGCCGTGAACTTCCTCAGCAAGATCGCCGAGAATTTCGGTGAAGGAGCCCTCCACATCCGAAGCGCCAGGGATGATTGACGTTCCTGAAGTACCGCTCGGATTGGCTCCCCAGTTGTCGATCGTGAACAAAGACCGGGGTTGTTTCGGAACGTGCAACATGCGGAGCCCCTTACGCCGTGGTGTCGCCTTCGACTTCCAGGATCACGTTGTCAGCGCTGGCCGCCGCTGCGCCGGCCGTGACGGTCCAGCGGACCCAGATGCCGTAGAACTGGCCGGGGGTCAGGTTGCCGAGCGAAAGACCCGCAGCTTTGGAGGCTGGTGCTGTGAACGACTCACCCGAAGGCGCGGTGTTCTCGTTCGCGATTGTCTCCATGGTGGCGTTCACGCCCTCGCCAGCGAGAGCGATCGCCACGGTCGTATTGACGTGCGGCGTGTTGGCCTGAATCCAGAGAAACACGTCCAACCACGTGATCGACCCATGGTCATTCTTCACGTAGAGACCGCGGTACTCTACGTCGCCGGCCGCCGATTCCGCACCCGAGACCACGTCGAACAGGTTGTGCAAGGACGCAGCGGTGATCTGGGTCGATGAGATGATTCCACCGAGCGATGCGTTCGGATCGGTGTTACCCGCTCCGCCCGAGAGGAAGAACTTGATGTCGGAATCGGCGATCGGCACGGTGGCTCCTTCAGGTCAGGTACGCCGCAAAGACGGTGCGTGCTTGCGACGGATCTTTCGCCGTCGACACCAGCCGCTTCGCGAGCGCCGGATTTTCCCGGAACATCTTCGAGCCCGCGCTCAGGTTGAACGTGGCCTTCTCGAACGGGTTGACACCCGTGAACTTGCCAGCGCCGCCCTTGCCGCCCGTCGCACCCGCTCCTTCGGTGTCCTTGAACCAGTGGGGGCGCTTGCCCTCGGACTGGATCACGACCAAGAGCTCGCGCGGGGACAGCCCTGGCTCGACGCCGACGCCATCCTTCGTGACGGGCTTGCCCGCCTCATCGAAGTCGAACACACGCTCGGCGAAGAGCTCCACGTCGACCAGCGCCTCGGGCCGAATGGGGATGCCCTTGTCGCCGGCCGTCACCTCGCGGATCGAATCCACGAGTACGCGCTTCTTCTTCTCGCCGACGAGTACGACGTTCTCGCTCGTGAGCGCGGCGTTGGTGGCTTCGAGATCCTTGATCTTCTTGTCGAGCGGGCGGCGTTCCTTCTCGAGCGCGAGCTGGACGAGCTTCTGGACCTGCTCGTCGCTGGGGCGGCCCCCCTTGCCCTTGCCCTCTCCGCTCGCGCGGAGCTCTTCGAGCTCGTCCTGAAGCTCCTGGATGCCTTCCGGAGTCAGGTCGCCGTAGCCCTTGATCTTGTCCTTCGTACCGCGGTGATCGGTGCGCTCTTTGCTGAGCGCCTTGGTGAGTCGGTCGACATCGGCCTGCGTCTTCACGCCTTCGATGGCGAGCTCGAACTTGCCGTCTTTCTCCACGAACAGATCGCGGGGGTCGATCGACTCGGGCAGTTCGTCCAGGTTCTCGAGAATGGCCTTGAGCTTCACGGGAGACACCTCATGGTGTTACCGACGCACTTCATTGTGCGTTGGTGTTGGAATCGGTCGCCGGCTTCTGGCCCGGCTTCGGCGGCCCGCCACCGGGCGCCACGGTGGGCTCGGGCGGGGTCGGCTTCAGGAGCTCGTTGAGCTCCTTCTCGGCCTTGAGCTTCGCGACTTCTTCCTCGAACTCGATGTCCGTGAAGCCGTTGGCCTTGGCCCAGGCGTGGATGGATTCGTAGCTGAGCGGAGCGCCCTTCTCTCGAGCGTCGAGCAAGTCGCGCAGCTCGGACGTGCGCGCCTTCGTCTCCGCGAAATCGAGGTTCGGGATGACCTTGACCTGTTCCGGATCGGCGCCGACCCATGTGGCGCACACACGAAGGATCTGTTCCAGGCCAGCGGCCGCGGTGACGGCTGTCTGCAAGAGGGTGGACGTCTGGGCCGCCACGCGGACCTTCAGCGCTTCGCCGGACTCGGCCTGTCCGCTGCGGGGCTCGAGCAGGCGGCTGCCCATCTCGCGCAGCTTCGTGTGGTCGTCGACGAGCGCGTGGCGCTGCTCGGGCAAACCGTCGCTGTTGACGCCGATGAACTTCGCGTCCGCGCCGGGCTGCGCAGGAAGGCTGATCTTCGCGCCGACGCCTACGCGCGTCTGCTTCGCGGGCTCGTCGTCCTCGCCCGTCTCTTCGCCAATCACGACCAGCGTGTCCTGGCCCAGCATGAAGAGCGTGGAGCGGAAATCTGCTTCGCCGCGGTAGACGACAAGCGAGTAGTTCGCGAGCCCAAGAAGGGGGATGGAGTCTGGGCTGACATCGAGATCGTTCGCTCCGATGATCACGAAAGGGATCTCGTCGAGCGTGCGGCCCTTGAAGTGGGGAGTGATCGAGTCTTCGGGGTCTGCTTCGACACCGTCCTCTTCGACCATGGTCAACGTCTGGTACTTGGCGGGGCCGGGCTCGCCTTGCTCGAAGTCCGCCTGAAGCAGCAGAACGCGATAGCGCGTCTCGCTCTTCCACTCGAACATATCGTCGCCGCGAGTTGGGACGGTTTCCTTGAGCACGACCATCTGGAGCTTGTCGACTCCGAACGGGGCCGGATTCTCGTCATCCCAGTTGATGATCGTCTCGGCGTCGTAGGTGACGAGATGCGGAACATCGCGACCTGTCGCTACGTCCGCGAGCATGCCGAAGCGGCCCGTGAGAAGCTGTTGCTCGTTGATCTGGCGCAGCAGATTGTCGAGCGAGATGCCCTTCCGGGTGGCCGACTTCCGCATGGGCTCGAGCGCGGCGGGCAGTTCGATCTTCGCGGGCTTGCGGTGCAGCGCGCCGACCAGAACCTTGACCGCGTCCTCGACTGCATTCGGGAACACCGCGCGAGACAGGTAGGCGTTGTATGCTGCTACACCGGCTGCTTTGTCATTCCCTGAGTACAGGCCGTCGATCACCATGCCCGACGTCGGGGGCAAATAGACGACGGTCTTCTCCTTGATCTTGCGCTGACCCGCATTCGTGTCGCGCATGATCACCCAGTCGGGGTGACGCTCGACGTAGTCCGGATGTTCGGAGGAAATCGCCATCAGTGGTGTCCCGTCGTGTGGCCCGACCGCGCTTTCGCAGGCGGGGGCGCGAGTGTGAGCACGAGCGCGTCAGCGTGATCGGGGGACGCGATGCCGCGGGCGGCCATGCGCGTCTTCCGCTCGATCTGGATTTTGCCGCTCTCGAGGTACGTGTAGCCGGGCAGCGCGAGCTCACCCGCAAGGTTCGCGTCGTCAGGAAGGAACAGACACTCGTCGAGCTTGTGGGCGGTCCCGCCCTGACCCTGCTCGAACATGAACAGCTCGTAGGTCTTCTGGAGCCGCTCACGCAGCGTCCACCAGAGCTCGGCCTTGAGGTTCGCGAACTTGTCCTGCGAGCGTTTGCCATCAGGCCACGTCTTGTGGGATGGCTTGGTGCCCGTGTTGATCGGGATGGACCGCACGCGGTCCTGGCGCCGAAGCACGGACAGGACACCCTTGCCGACGCCGACCGTGTCGAACTTCAGCGCCTTGCAGCCCGTCTTGATCGACAGCGCGACGCCCTTGTTCGCGGTGTTGATGGAGTCGTCCGTCTTCCAGCTCTCGCTCGCGCCGACGATCGGGCCGTGGCGCGGAACGAACACGCTGAACGCGCGCCCGCCGCCGACGTCCAGTCCCGCGACACCATCGCGATGCTTGGCCCGGAGGTTCGCCCATTCCGGGCCGCCCTCATACTTTCGGCGGAGCGCCTGGGAGGCCCGCACCCACTTGGCTTGGATGACCGTGTCGTCGCCGGAGCTCTCGTAATCGAGATCGACTTCCTGCGCGAGCGTCCGGGGGTCGAGCTTCGCGCACTGCTCAGCGTACCACTTGTCGTCCTTGCGAGGGTCCATGGTCCAGTGGAGCGTGATCACGTCGACCACGCCGCCGAACCGTTTGCGATAGAAGGGATTGCCGACACCGTTGGGCGTCGACACGTCGAGCCGGACGTCCGTGTTCTGCGAGAGCGCCGCTTCGACGCGGTCAGGATTCTCGACGAACGCTGCTTCGTCCAGGACGTAGAGGGAGGAGCGCCCGCCGCGGCCGATGTTGTCGCCGGCCTCACCCGTGATGATCGACCCGTTCTCCGGGTTGGTGATCTTCATGTAGCGGGCGTGAACTTGCTCGTTGTACCCGATGGGCTTCAGCTCGTCGGGGAGCATGCGGAGCATGATCCGCACCTTCTCCATCAAGGAGTCGGGATCGCCGAGCGTGTCGACGAGTGCTTCCTTGCGGGAGCCGATGCTGATTTTCGCGCCGGGCTCGAACAGGTACACCGCGAGCGCGAACGCGAGGACGACCCAGGAGGCGCCCATGTCGCGCGACTTCTCGACGAGCCCGCCCTTGCGGCCCTTGTAGTGGTCGCGCAGCCAGTTCACGAGCTCGATCTGCTTCGGGAACAGGATGAACGGCACGTAGGCCGGGAGTCCGCGGTTCACGTTGCGCGGATCGTAGGTGAAGAGCCAGTCTTCGATGAAGTCCGAGTAGTTGCCTGCGCGGTAGTAGGCGTGGACCTTGTCCCACGAACCATCCGTGCGAATCTGCTTCAGGCGTGCTTCGCGCTCCCGAAACACCGCGGTGTAGTTCGGGTGACGAAAGTCCGCGGGGCGGGCTCTCATGTTGCTGAGAACGCGCTGGAGCACGGACATCGGTCGACGTGCGGGGCGTTGTAGGTCTTGCAGCGTCCACAGAGCACTGCGAGCCGGATCACGAAAGCCGCGACGACGCACGTGCGAAAGTGTTGGAAGCCGAGCTTGCCGCAGCCGCGACAGCCGGCGTACCAGACGTAGAGCGGTTTCGTCGAATCGGGCATCACGCCCTCCTCAGTCTAGGAAGTCCATCGCGTCATCATTGACGGTGTACTCTGCATCCACGACCTCATTCGCGAGCGTCGCGTAGTAGTCGTTCGCCGCTTGCGCTTCGTTCGGGTCCGCGCTGCTGCCCGCGCCGATGCGCCGCAGGCCAATCGCGCCCTCGATCTCGATTCGCTTGGGCTTGGGATCGACGCGGTCGCCGATCTCTTTGAAGTGCTCCGTGCTGCCCATCAGACCGCGCATCGCGAACACCCAGGCCGTCAAGGTCTGGAGCGTCGCCTTTGCTTCTTCTGGGATCTGCTCTGGCCGACAGCCAACCGCGAACGCGGCGCGCTCGAGCGCGAGCTCCGTGCCACCAGTCGTCTGCCAGACTTCTCGGAACGAGTCGCGGAGCAACGTGCGCTCGCGCTTTCGCCGCGTGAGATTCAGGGTGTGGCCCGGTGCCAGGGCGCCGCTGCCGCGCCGGTTTGGATCGAACTCGATGGGCAGTCCATCGTCCGTGTGGCGCGGGAGCTCCTGGAGCGTCAGCGCGTCATACGTCGGGACGGAAGGGATCGACACTGGGCACCTCATGGCGCTTTTCGACGCGACCGACCGGCGCGAGGATGACGATGCCGTCGTCGCACTTCATCGCGCCGTACACTGTTCCGTCCTCGCTGAGCGCGCGATCGTTCGATGCTTCGCAGCCAGCGACAGGAATGGAGCCGGCCGGAAGGGGCTCGGGCCATGTGGCGCGCGCCAGGATTCCACAGAGAACGAAGCCGCCCAGGAAGCACACGATCGGCTTCACGAACTGGTCGCGGAAACGACTGCGGTTTGAGCTTGAAGCGCGCACTCCGCGAGCTCGGCGCTGTCCATGCTGCTCCACGAAACCTCCGTGTCCCCGTCCAGGTATCGGACGATGACCATGACGCCGTAGACGCCCTCGCGCTTCAGCGCGGTGATGAGCGTCTGGTTGGGTGCAATCTGTCCGGCGCGCGGTGGCATGACCTCGACGTTAGACAGCGTCGTCGGCAACGAGTATGCCTTGGATGATGCCCGAGACGTTTTGATTTGCCGCTCCGACTAGGAACACGCGAAGGATGATGTCTGTGCGAGAGGGAAACATGACCGGGACGTCGAACTTCACCAACCCGGATTGACCCACGTTCGCGAAGGTCTGTGCGAAGTGCTGTTTCTTGATGCCGTCGCTGATCACGTTCAACCCGAACCAGATGGTTGCGGCCGCGAAGTTGCTGACTTGCAGCGACGTGAGAAAAAAGCGATGTCCCGCCGGCACAGTGTAGTATGCACCGTTCGACTCGTTGACCGCCACGTTGTTGATCGGAGCGATCATGGTGGTGAAGATGTCACCGCCACCCGCGACACGAATGGTGACGATGGCCCGATTTCCGCCCAACGCGCCGGCCGTGAGCACCGAAGCGTGATTGATTCGCGTGTACTGGTTCACCAACGGAACTACCGTCGTCCCGTTCATGGCGACGATTTCGCTCTGAAGTTCGTAGTTGGCGTCAAGCCCTTCTACGAGTACGGTCCAGGCACCATTTTCAGGTTCGACATCTTCCGTACTGGCCGAAACGATCTCGACACTCTGAACGGTCGAATGCCAAATCTTCGTGCCACCGGCAGCCCAGACATCCTCGGGTGTGTCTACGTCGAGGTTCGTACCGAAGGCTTGTACGGACGAGAAGCCATGTCGTGCGCCTCGCGCGACCTCGAAATAGAAGTCGTTCGCGTTCATGACTCAGACCGCGGCGTCGGAAAGAAGCACTCCCGTCAGTCCGCCGGCCACAACCTGATCGGCCGCACTGACGGCGGTCACGCGGACCACCACGTCGGAGCGGGGGCCGAAGAACTTCGGGGTCTCGAAGGGCTGCCGAAAGGGCGAGCTGGCGAGCGCATAGGACGCCGAAGCGTACAGCCGTTTCACCCCGTCCTCGTTTCCGAACAGCCCGAATGTGATGGTGCCCGCGCTCGAGACGCTCCCCTGGAACGACGTGACGAACAGCCGGAATCCGACGGGGACGCTGTAGTAAGCGCCGTTGCTGTGACCCTCCGAGATCGGGATGTTCACCCACGTGGCGCCCGCGGCCGCGATTCGCACCGTGATGGTTCCCGCGTTCGTGAGGCCGGTTCCCGCCGTCCGGACCGTGGCCTTGTTCACGCGCAGCCACGTGCCAGTCAGTGCGACCGCACCCACGCCATTCAGCGTCGCGACCTCGGACTTGTAGACCCAGCTCGCGTCGACTCCTTCGATGAAGACTGTGCGCGCGCCCGTGCCGGCCGCAGCATCCGCCGCATCGCTGGAGAGGATCTCGAGAGACTGCGCGGTGGTGGCAAACGGGATGCTTCCGCCGACCGCGAAGATGTCCTCCGCAGCGTCCACGTCGCCGTTCGAGCCGAAGGCGTGAATCGGCGTGAAGCCTGTGCGCCGTCCTCGGGCTACCTCGAAGAAGAAATCGTTCGCCTGCATAGGTGCCCCTCAGATCCAGAAGGTTGCGATGAAGGCGGCGAGCCACGTGGCCGCGCCCCAGATGAGCTTCGCGGTCATCACCGCGCCTGTTCGTTGATCAGGAAGGCGTCGACCGAGGCCGTCGCGACCTCGGCCGCTGTGGCGCCGTTGACCTCGAGCACGGTTGTCGACACGACCTTGCCGATGCGCCAGTAGCCGTCGTTCGCGCCGGAGGCCGCCGTGTCCTGGAGGTAGAGCAGCTTGCCGAGCGCGAAGCCATCCGTGGCCCAGGAACCGGCGCCGCGCGTGAGGCGCGATCGGCCCTTCAGGGTGGCGTTCACGTCGCGAACGATTTGCGCCGTGAACGGAGTCGTCACGTAAGCGCGCGTGTTCGCGGTCGAGCGCAGGATGTAGTTCCCGTCCACGCCCGCGCCGGCCGCCGCGATGCTGATGCCCTCGGCCGCCTCGAAGAAGTCGTCCTCGAAGTCGCCGGCCGCGCGCAGGATCACGTTCGCGATGAACACCGCCTCGCCGCCCAGCGCGTCTGTCTCTCCCTCGAACTCGGCGCCCGTCACGATCGCGATGCCACTCGACGGGATGCTCGCGACCGTCGCCTCGAACGCCTGCCCGGCCGGAGTCGTGCCGACCAGGATGCAGCCCGCGACGATGTTGGTCGTGGGGAAGCCGTTGAGCGTGTTGTACTGGACGACCTTGCAGCGCTCGGACACCTCGTCCGTGAGCTCGGCCGTCGCGATCGTCACGCCCGCGTCGCCGACCTCGGAGGCCGGGAGATCCTTCACGTACAGGACCAGCGCCGTGACGCCGATGACCTCGAACTCCGCGTTGTTGGTGCCGTCCGCGGCGCCCGCGATCTGGACCTTGTCGCCGTGCTGGAAGCCGTCGGTCAGGAACGAGCCCGAGCTGCGCGTGATGGAGCCGCGCTCACCGAGCGCGAACGTCACCGTGATCGACCCGGTCGTGGCGCGCGCCACCGTGATGGTGTCCGTCGTGACCGCGGTGATCTTGTACCGGCCGTTGTTCCGCAGCGTGGACTGGACCTCGATCAAGCCGCCGACCACGAAGCCGATGGTGTCGAAGTCGATGTCGTCGGTCGAGACGATGGTCCGGCTCGAGCGATCGAACGTGAACTCGTCCGTCGCGGCCAGACAGTCCGCGACCACGCCGTAGCTGACGGTCGGGCTGCCGGCGCTCACGATGACCGACGTGTCGGTCGCCACGACCAGGATCGGATCGGTGAGCACGAGGCCCGCGCCCACGACCGTCTCGACCGCGTAGCCGCCGTCATTCGCAACGGTGCCAGACAGGTAGACCGTCCCGGCCGCGAGGCCGAAGTTCGCGAAGGTCACGCCGTCGACGTCCTTGATCGAATCCAGGGAGGTGAGGGTGACGCCTGCGTCGCCGACCTGATCGGTCGTGATGTCGCCGGCTGCGAAGGTGATCGTCAGCGCCGCCACGGTCGCGACGACCTTGCCGGTGCCGTTGTTCCCTGCGTCCACCGCGCCCGTGATCGCCACGCGCGATCCGACCACGAAGCCATCGTCGACGAACGAGCCGGACGCGCGAACGACCGAATTGTCCGAGTCGTCGAACGTCACCGTGATCGCGCCAGTCGTGGCGCCGATCTTCAGCGAGCGCGTCTCGGCCTGGGGGCTGTACTCGCCGAACGTCAGGTTGGTCGGCGAGATGGCCGCCTTCTGGAGCGCCGTCAGCGTCACCACGTTCACGACCGCGCCGGCCGCCGCGAGATCCGCCGCCGCGTCGATCTGCGCCGCGGTCTTGCCCGTCGGGTGGATGTTGCGGAAGCAGTCGCGGATCACGCGCTCGGGAGCAGCCTTGTCGGCCGCCTCACTCGCGAGGAACGCGGAGAGGCTCGAGTGGCGGTGCCGGTCGACGGCGCCGTGGCGCAAGTGCTTGCGGTGAATGTTCGGCATGATGTCCTGTCCCCCGTGAAGGTGAAGTGTAGCTCCACCCTTGCGGGTGGAGCTGGTGACGCTCGAGTCTCGTAACGGCCTCGCTGAGCGGGGGTGCCTATTGAGGGTCGAGCGATCAGTTCTGGGTGTAGTCGGGCGTGAAGCGCTCGTAGTCGGCGAGCGTTCCGATCTCGACGGTCTGCACCGACGCCGCGTAGGCGGCCGGCACGTTCTTCAGGTCGTCGGTGTAGTAGGGCACGGTGCCGACGAAGTAGAGGTAGGCCACGAGGATCATTTCTGCTCCTTTCGGCGCCGGGGTGCGCAGAAGTTCTTGGTGCAGAGGCCATCCGTGCGCTCGCATCGAACGCAACGGGGATGGACGTCGATACGTAGGCGGCCGCGCGTGATGAGGTACTGCGTCACGTCTGGGTCCGCGACGAGCCGCTTGGGCTCTACGTCGAAGCGGATCTCGCCGGGGTTGTGGATCGTGTCCGTCTTCGCGCCGGCCGTCCGATCGTTGTACTCGTGCGCGCCGTACTCTGGCAGGAACATCAGCTCGAAAGCGCCGGGCTCTTCGCGCTTCAGGTTCTCCTTGGTCCAGTACGCTCGGAGTGCGGGGGACATCTCCTGGAGCGCCATCATCCGAGTCCGATCAGACCGAAGAGCACGCTCGAGATGCCGCGCATGAACAGGCGCGCGTTCAGGAAGAACCGAGTCGAGCCGGCCTTGAAGCCTTCGCGGCCCTCGAGCCGCTCGAGCGCGAGATCGGTGCGCACCGTCTCGCACGGGTAGCTGGGGAACGCGGCGCCGACCGAGCCGGCGTCGACCTTCGCGTTGTTGCCGCCGCAGAGCGCGTCGAGCTCCGTCGTGGGCGACGTGCGCACAACGACCTGGGTCTCGACGTTCGTCTCCTCGTCCATGGCGTTCGCCGTGACGGGCACGATGAAGAGCAGCAGGAAGAGCGGGAGCGTTTTCACGAATCCTCCGCCAGCGGATTTCCGCGGGGCGCGCTGATCAGATGCAGGGCCGGCGTCCGCGTGGCTGTCGCGATCGAGACGCGCTTGATGTCCACGCCCCAGCCACGCATGCGCGTGTGGGCGAGCTTCCGGACCGTCTCGGCCCAGCTCGTGTCGAGGCGATCGCTGATGAGCGCGATCTCGCTCGCGGCCGCGCGCACCGTGTCGCCGACCGCTTCCTTCAGCTCGTCCTGGACGTTCTTGAAGTAGAGCGAGAGATTGTCGATCTGGCACTGCACGAGCAGCGAGAAGGTCTGGTCGCCGACGCGCTGCGGCGCCGTCTCGAAGACTTCGAGGTTGCACTCCCACGCGACGAGCGTGCCCACGATGGGCCAGTAGAAGTGGACGCCCGTGCCGCGCACGCCGTTCGAGGACGTGCGGTCGCCGTCCTTGTCGATCACGCCGAAGCGCGTGCGCACTCCGCGCTGCCACGCGTACACGATCTTGACGGGGATCAGCGCCGAGATGTGGTCGAGGAGCTTCTGGAAGAACGCCGCGAGGCTGTTCATGCGGACCTCGGGGGTTGGGGGTGTGCGCTCGCCCCGCTTGCACTTCCCGCAGCGTGGCGGTGGAGCCGACCGGCGGAGCGCGACCGGAGCGGCGGCGGGCTTTACGGAACGAAGGGCAGGAGCTCGGCGATCGGCTCCGCGATCGTGTCGGGCTTCGAGAAGGCGTCGAGCACATGCGCGGGCGCACCAAGCGCGCCGAGGATCTGGTAGGCGACCGCGGCCATCTCGCGTAGCCGAGCGTTCTCCGCCGCCAGCGCCGCGCGGGACTTCACAGCACCGACAGGGCGCCGTGCGCGCGATCCATCCGCTCCTGGAGCGCCGCGCGCTCGTCGGGAGTCGGGTTGCGGTTGTCCGCGACCATCGCAGCGATCTGGTCGTTCAGCGCGCGAAGCTCGAGCTGGATCTCGGGGGCGTGCATCAGGCCGAAGGTCAGGAGCCGCATGTACTTCAGGATCAGGGCGGCGAGCTCGGGCGTCATTCGGACCTCCGCAGATGCAGGGTGAGCAGGAGCGCCGCGACTGCCGCGACGATCAGGAGGGTGGCGAGGATTCCGACGGATAGGGTGGCAACGCGCCGAAGACGGTCAGGTCGGCGCCGCAGCTTGGGCATGGCTGCCGTCCGGAGTGGTAGACCTGGATGCGGTCGTCGCAGTTCTCGCACCATGCGAGCGCGCAGGGGTCCATTACCAGGGGCGCCGGGTCGGCTTGGGCTTCTTCTTGCGCTTCATCGCTTCAGCTTCGGGCGATGCGGGCAGCCTGCATGGTAGGGACCGCAGTCGCAACGCATTAGCCGTGCAGCCGCGCGGTGTACCGGCCGGTCGTGTACTCGTCGGCGCGATGCTCGAGCGCGTGGGCCTGCTTCCGCAGCCACGTCGCGAGCCGCTGGCGCCGAATGGGGTCCAGGGAGCCGGGGCCTTGGACGGTGAGGCGCGCGATCGGCGGCCGGTCTGCGTCGGTCGTCTCCTCGACGATGGGGCCGGTCACAGGTCGCTCGGCGGGATCGGGTTGTCGCCGGGCTTGCCGGCGCGCTCGATCAGGTAGAGCTCGAAGGCCGCCAGGGCCTTCTCGGCGAGCGCGGTGGCCGCGCTCGGGTCGCGGCCGACGGCGATCAGGGCCTCGCCGGCCTTGCACGCCTCGTATGCCTGGGAGTCCCACACGCGCAGCGTGAGGATGTCCTCGGGCGACAGGGCGCCGGTCTGGGCGAGCTCGGCCGCGTTGGTCGCGACGACCGCGTAGGTGCCGCAGACCGCGTGGTAGAGCTGCTCTGGGGTGGCAGTCGGCCCGACGCTCGCGCATGCGAGACAGAGGGCCAGGGGGAGGGCGATCAGCGACTTGTGCATCGGGGCCTCCAGAGTGGGGACGGTTTTGCCACGAAAATGCGCAGCATTTGTGGCAAAGTGGGCGAATCTGCGTTCCGCCGGGCCAGCCGACGGGCGAGACTCTCCCGATTCGAGCCAGAGTGTAGCACCGGCCGGAATTGCGTCAAGTCTGCTACTAAAATGAGGTAAATTAGGGGTATATTAGTAGCAGATGCGCAAAATGTAGCTGAAACGCCCGGAAAAGTCGTTTCACGGAAAATTCTACTAAAATAGAAGACTTAGGGGCCGGATCTTCTACTCAAATAGAACGCGGGTCGGCAGCTAAGTACCTGAATTAGCGGGTTTTGCGGGTTTTTACCGAGATACGAAACGTACTCGAGGCCCCGAGGCACGCAACTCGTGCGCATTTTCCTTAGTGTACCCCCATTGACCCCTAATGAACCCTCTTGTACCCTCATTGACCCTAGTTATGCAAAGCTGCACATGCGTTGCATATGTAGTGCATGCGCACTATACCCTATGCGCACGCATCATGCACACTAGCTGCCTACCCATAGTGTACCCTCGTGCATGTGCAATATGCGCACGCATAGACCCTAATGCGCGCGCAGCATACCCCCTCGCATGTTGCGTGCGCATTGACCCTAGTGTTCGTGCAGCGCTCTGCCCGAGCGCTCGGAGTCGGAATCGGGGGGTACCTGCGCATGCGTTCCTAGGAATTGCGCCGATATGCGCCCATAGAATCGAGCCTTTTAGGGGTACATGCGCTAGGGTTATCTCTAGGTTAGGGTCAAATAGGCTCTATTAGGGAAATCGAATTCGCGCGCGTGAAATAGCCTCGCTATTAGGCGCTATCCGGGATCGCTCGCCATATTCGCAATCTGCCCATTTCAGCCTCCGATTGCGCGGATGCGCGCATATGCGCGCCACTTTCCCTGGAGTCTGTAGAAGGGTTCGGGCGCCCCTACCCTACCCCATGCGGGAGCGCCTAATAGGGTAGGCTATACAGGGTATCTATACAGTCTTAGATATATCAGCGTAATCAGCGCACTAGCGCAAAGTCTTGTCATTGCTAGGGTTTTCCCTCCGCCGATTCTACGCTAACCTGCGCCGAAGCAAGTCTCGCGCAATTTGCGGCCGAAAGTGACAATCCGCGGCGCCCCGCGCGCTCGCGCGCCCGTAGCGTGCTCCGCGCTTCGGCATGCGCCTTGCTCTACCCCCGCCCATGCAATCCGAGCGCGATCGAAAGCGGCCGATGCCCGACAAGGCGGCCGATACAGCGGGGCGGGGCGCGCAGTCTACGGACGCGGCGCGCGAAAGCCTTGCCGCTCGGCCAGTCGACGCGCGGCCGTTTGACTTTGAGCGGCCGCGCGTCGACGATTCGCCCGCCAGCGTGGCGAGCATGCGCCGAGCGCTGCGCGACGCGGCCGTCCGCGCCGAGTACCTGCGCGACGCGTTCGAGCGCCTAGGCGATCGGCTGGCGGCCGTCAACTACCCCCGCGAAGCGAAGGCGCAGCGCGCGGACGAAAAGCGCGGGATTCGCGAGCGCGCGCTGCGCGCCGCGAAGGGGCGCTAGCCATGCGAGACGCGCAGCGCTCGCGAGTCTACGCGGCGGAGCGCGCCGCTTTCACAGGCTCGGATGTAGCCTGCAAGCTCCGCCTTGGCGACGCGCAACGCGTCGCCGCATTCTACAAAGTGAATGCGACGCATAACCCACGCCTTCGCCGCTTCGCTGGTACTGCGCGCGTCGAATCCGAGTCGATCGAGTTTCGCGACGCGGCGCCTAGCCTCTGGATTCTACTTCACGAGCTAGCGCACGTCGTAGCATGGCGCCGAGCGCCTAAGGCGGCCGCACATGGCGGAGAATTCTGCGCCGCCTATCTGCGCCTAGTCGCGGAGCACGCTGGAACCCAAGCGGCCGAAAGGCTCGCCCGCGAATTCCTCGCGGGGCGCGTTGATTTCGGCGCGTGGCGATGAAAACCCGCGCGGAGCGCTTCGCGGCGCGAGTCGAGTATGCGCATGCGTGCTACTGTGAAGCGCTGGCGAATGCGCTCGCGGCGCGCGATGCGTCGATAGCTCGAGCCGCGTCGCAATTTGCGGCCGAAAGTGACGAAACGCGGCAGCGCGAAGGGGCGCGCGCCACGCTCCGCGCTCCGCGCGCTGGCATGCGCCTTGCGATAGGGTAGGGGTATGGACAAGCAAACTCTCAAGGCTTCGGATCTGACGACTCTGGCGGAAAGCATGCTCGACGTGCAGCGCGACGCGGACGCGGCGCGCAAGGCGGACGCGAACGTGATCCGCGGTATCGAGTCGGGCGATCGCACCATCCGCCTTCCGGACACGCTGAAATGAGCAAGCGCAAGGCGACGCTGCGCTGCGCCGCGTGCGGCAAGCGCGACGCGGGGCGCTCGGGTACCAGTACCGCGATGCGCTGCCCCGATTGCGCGGACGGCCGCACGCTGGTACGCTTCGCGACGAAATGCCGCGCGTGCTGCCCGTCGGGGCATGGTACGCGCTGGCCGGCGGACGCGCCCGAGATTTTCGCGCCTTCCGAGCCTTGCTCATGCGGCGCGAGCGGATGCCCCATGCACGGAAAGGAAAGCTAGCGATGCGATACCTAGAACGATGCGTTTTCGGTTTGCTCGTCGACTCCGCGAAGGCGGACGGTTTCACGCTGCGCCGCTTCGCTTGTACTCCCGCGACGGGCGAGCAAGGCGACGAAATCACGGGCGAGCCTGTGAGCCTTGCGTCCGCGATCGCGCATGCGAACGCGTGGGATTCGAATAGCGTGGCGGAATTCGCGCACGCGGACGGCCGAGACTTTTGGGCGCTCCTAGTATGGGGCAATGGGGAAGACGTGATTTCCGACTATGCCGACACGCGCGCAGCGCGGGCAATCGTCGAGCGCGTGTCCACCATTCTCGACTCGGACGTCTAGCCATGAAACGCGAGCGCTTTCTATGTCGCGCGCTCCGCGGCGGAATCACGCTCTACAGTGTAGAGCGCTACGCGCTCGGCGCCGAAGCGGCGCTAGCGGATTTCCGCGCCGAGTTAGTGCGACGCGCGGAGCACGCTGGCGCTAGCGTTTGCGTTGACCTACTCCCGCGCATAGACGTGAATCACAGCGCGGCCGCGGTAGGCGCCAGCGTCGCGTGCGCCGAATGCGGGCGCATGCACGCGCTCTACTCGTCGACATTCGGCGATGAGCCTTTCCGTTTCTACTGCCACGCGTGCGCGTGCGCCCGATGGGGCGCCGCGCGTGTCGAAGCGGCGCACGCCTACGCGTGCAAGCATGGGCGCGCGTACCCCACGCGGCAATGCTCAGAGTGTACCTGCGCGCATGGTCAAACGATCGGATGCCGCTATTGCGCGGAGCGCCGCGCCGCTTGGATCGCGGGCGAGCCTTGCCCGGATGCGCGCCACGCGGCCGAGCTCGAAAGGGGGACGAAATGAAACCGCGTCGATTGTATGTTGGGATTCTGCCCGATGGCATGCGCCGAGTTTTTCGCTCTGCCCGCGTACCGACGGACGCGACGCACGGGCGCGAATTCCTCGCTTGCATCGGTCCGTTTCGCACGCAAGGCGCTGCCGACTACATGGCAAGCTATGGCGGAGGAAATCCGCATTGTGTATGTGTCGCGGACGCGGAGTCGATCGTAAAAACCCTCAAGCGAAAGGCGAAGCAATGTTGACCCTCGGAATTCTCGCGCTCACTCTGGCGGCCGAAATCATACTCGGCGCGCTCGCCTTCGCGCGGCCGCGGATCGGTACTCCGCTCCGCCCGTCGCAAGCGGCGCGCGACGCGGAAATCCGCGCCCGATGCTCGCCCGCGCAGGCTCGCTATCCCATGCACTAGCGCCGCAATTCGCGGCAGAGCGCCGCGAAACGTCACGCGCGGCAAGCGCAGCGCGCTCCGCGCATGGCATGGCGATTGCGATAGGTGAGGCTATGAAAACCCGGACACTGAAACAGGTTGAAACCGATATAGCGACGATCACGGCCGAAGCCGAGAAGCATTTGACCGCATGGCGCAATCTGCGGGCGATGCCGACGGACTCAGATCGGCAGGCATTCGAGCGGCGCAAGAAAGCAATCGTCGCGAAGCTGGCGAAGCTGGAAGACGAGCGCTTGAATGCCATTCTTGAGTCGGTCTAATGCAAATGATTGAAACCCTGCGAAACGGACTAGGCGAAGCGCTCCGCGCGTTCGCCACTCCGCGCTACACCGTAGCGGATCGCGCGCCGAGCACGCTCGCCGAAGTGGCGGCGCACTACTCCGCGACGCATTCAATCTGTGTCTGGAGTGGCGAAAGCGAGTCGAGCATATGGGGCGCGCAGGGTAACTACAGGTTTCGCGCGTGGCATGATGCGCTGCACTTGTCGACTGGGATCGGTTTCGAGCCTATCCCGGAAATCGAAATCGGCCGCTATCAAGCGCGGATCGCGGGGCGCTATGGCGACGCGTTCGCGCGCCTTGTCGAAATCGAAACCGCGGGGCAAGCGGCGGAGTACTTGCGGACGGGCGGTTATGTCGTCGATCAAATCGCCTTCGCGATCGCATCGGGCGCGGGGCGCTAACGTGTTCGCCACTCACAATCCGATTATCCGAGCCTTCGCGCAGTCGAGCGCCGAAGCGCTGGCGCATGTCGGAGTGTTCGTGCTCGCGACCATACAGAATCCGATCGAGCGCGCGGCCGAAGACGCGGCGCGCATCGCGCGGGGCGAAGCCGAGCCTAGCTCGCTTCCCCGATCGTTTTTCGGTTTCAAGGTACGCGCCGCCTACGCGCTACTGCGCGAGCGCGAATCGCTTTTCGCGGATGCCATGGCAATCGGCGCGGGCGATCCGCTCGCGCTCACTCTGCGCTTTTCGCGCCTTGACGGTTTCGGACTAGTCAAGGCGGGGTTTTTCGTCCAGCTTGCTTTCGGCGTGAGCGGATGCCTAGACGGACACAATCTAGCGCGCTTCAATATCGACGCGGGCGCCTTCCGGATTCGCCCCATGTCAGAATCGAGCGGAGCGCGAAGCGAGCGCACGCGAGCGAAGCGCTGCGCGAAGTATCTCCGCACAGTCGAGCGCTGCGGGGGTACTGCGGCGCTCTG